GCGCCCCGTTCCAGAAATTTTCCGCGACTGTAAAAACAACGGGGACATTTTCAGAAAAAAACTCTTTCGCTTTACTCCAAAGATCCGCGCTGTAATTTATAACCGCTTGCTTTTTCTCGGGGGCTATCAAATTAAACCATTGCGACGGGTCAAAATGCGAAAAAGTAAAAGCGAACCCGCCTTTAGGTTTAAAAGAATATAAGACCCGCAAATAATCTTTATCAATAGCTGTTGACCCGCACCCGCTACCGCTAGGGTTTAATTGACAACTTGCGGGACACGTTCCAAACTTTTCCCCCGCACCCGCTCGATAGGTGACGGCTAACCCTTTTGTCTTCTTGCCCGTACTGAATTCATTTACTAACATTACCATTTTTAAAAACTCCATAGTTATAAGATTTATCTTATATATACATAAAAAAAGGGCGGATGTAAACACCCGCCCCGAGTAGATTAATTTTTTAGGTTTTTTAAGCTACAGCCAATTCTTGAAAACTTTCCGAATTTTCAACCCGCGAAACTTCCCGCTCCCGCTCAATTAGGGTTCTTTCCACGTTGTCCCGATTATCCGAATTTTTAACTTTGAACGTTTCCGAGTTATGGGAGCTGTAGTAAGTAAGCGCAGAATATAAAGCCCAAACAGTTGACCCCCGCGCTTCAATTTCTCTTTCAAATTGCTCCATCATTGAACGAGTTTTTTTGCTTTGAACTTCACCCGCGACTATTCCCTTTTTTTCTGCTCGGGCTTGCTCACTATCCGAAGCGGGATAATTAGCCTGAAGAACGGCTTCTGCTTGCTCTGGGGTAATTTCGCGGTTAGCCCATTTTTGCCACGTTTCAACCTTGGTTTCATAATAGGCAACTTGATCTAATAACCACGGCTTAATATACTCGGGCTTGAAACCCGCTGTATGCCCCCAGTTTTCCGCGCTCAATTCTTTTTCGCTTGTCATACCATTAGTACAAAAAAGATCTAGCCCGCCCGCTGTCAGGCGGATAGCTGTCTGCCCGCCAAAAGAATTAACAACCCGAACCATAAAATTCAACTGGGTCTTAGATCCCGTTAGCTGTCGGATCTCTCTGCCTAGCCCGTCAAAATGATATCCAAAACGGGCAATACTTCCGCCATCAGCTACCGCTTCCATCAGCTCCACGTTATTCATTGCGCCCTTGGGTAGGGTATCTTCCAAAACTTCCTGAACGGGGACAATAAGATCTTGATTATTACAAATTGCATATCGCTTTTTCATAATGCCTAAGATATCGTTGTTATCGGTGCGGACAATAGCCCGTCCTTGTGATGGGTCTAAAGGCTTAAAGTTAGTGTGAACCTCTCCAAGCCCGTTAGAATGCTTTGCTTCATACTGCAAGGGTCTAAACTCTGCGGTATAGTTACAAGTCTTCAAGGGTGGAAATTTAAAGTTAGCATTCTCTTCTGCCTGCGCTGAAGCATTCGCTAAAATGTTTGTCACAATTTTGTTCATAGTATTTTCTCCATAGTTAGTTAAAAAAAAACGGGGCAAGTATTACCCCGCCCCGCAAGAATATAAGATTATATAAGATTAGTCAAGTAAGTTCTAAAATCTCTTTAAGCTTTTCCATATCCCGCTCATCTAAAGCTTTAACAACCTCGGGCTTCTGGATCACATCCTTAAATTCAAATTTAGATCGCGCACATTTCTGCACAAAATCTTTAATGAAATGTTGCGTTAAGGGGTCAAGGTCTAAAATATTTGTCATAATTTTCTCCATAGTTTTTTTAAAAAAAGGGGCAAGTATTACCCCGCCCCAACAAGATATAAGATTATATGAGAGGGGTCAAGAAAAAAAGCCCCCACAAAAGTGAGGGCTAATTTATCTGTTTAGGTCGGGCTGTCCCAAGCAACAGTTCTCTTTCGAGCTTAAAGGTTACCGCCGACACAAGAGCCTTTATTAATGCTATTCCCATCTAAACAAATCTTTTATATACGATTATATAAGATAGGTCAACTTATTATTTCAGCCCCGCCATCTCGAGGGGCTGACACCCGTCCTTTACCGAATGCACCAAAATGTTTAGATAGATCTTCAACTGAAGATTTATTCGCTTCTAGTAATTCAACCATCATTTTGTTTATTTTAGCTGAAACTTTACGAGTACATTTTTTGCCTGAAGATAATTTTGATTGATGGAAATAAAATTTCTTATCACTATTTATCCATGTTCCATCGGGGCGCAGATACGATCTCATATCATCGGTGGGA